TACACAAGACGCTCCTGTGGCTCAGGATGCGTCCTTTGCGTCTATTGCTGAAAACATGGTAGTAGACAAGTACGGACGTATTGGCGCTAGACAGGGCTTAGATAAGCTCACAAGCAGTGCTACGCCATTGGGGTCTAGCCTTGGCATTGAGACTATCTTTGAGTACGTAGACCAGAGTGGTGACATTACAGTTCTTTCCACAGGTAACAATAAAATCTTTAGTGGAACTACTACACTAACGGACATTACACCTGCTGCTTATACTGTTAGTGCTAACAACTGGAAGATTGTAAACTTTAACAACCATGCGTACTTATTTCAAAGAGACCATGAGTATCTCTTGTACACTGACCACGGTGGTTCAAATGTTCTGGAATCCCATAGCAACCACGGCCATGCTACAGGTACACCACCTTATGCTAATGAAGTTTTAGCAGCTTTTGGTCGTTTATGGGCAGGGGACGTTACAGGCAACAAATACACGCTGTACTGGTCTGACTTGTTAAACGGTCATCATTGGACAGGCGGTACTTCAGGCTCACTAGACTTAACTACAGTGTGGCCTACAGGATACGATGAGATTGTAGCTTTAGCGGAGTTTAACGACTTCTTAGTTATCTTTGGTAAGCGTAGCATTCTATTGTACTCTGGTGCAAGCTCACCGTCTACTATGGTGTTGTCGGACGTAATTACAAACATTGGCTGTATTGCACGAGACAGTGTGCAGTCTACAGGTACAGACTTAATCTTCCTCTCTGACACTGGTGTACGTAGCTTAGGCAGAGTTATACAAGAGAAGTCTAACCCTATTGGTGACGTATCTAAGAATGTACGTGATGAGATGATGTTCACTGTTAATACACAGACTAATAACATTAAGTCTGTCTATAGCCCAGAGCATTCTTTCTATTTGTTATTCTTGCCCACTAGCTCTATTGTTTACTGCTTTGATATGCGAGGTAAGCTAGAGGACGGCAGTAACCGGGTGACTACTTGGCCTAGCACTAAGATCCTATGTGGCAATAGAGCAGCAGATGGTACACTGTACTTAGGTAATGTCAAAGGTATCAATAAGTACAACGGATATTTAGATGACACTGATACCTACACAATGCGTTACTACACTAACCCGTTGTCTTTTGGTGACGCTAGTAGACTGAAGATTCTAAAAGAGATTAACTTTACAGTTATTGGTGGTCAAGGCGCACCAGTAACAGTTAACTGGGGATATGACTACACTGAAGGATACACAAAGCAAGCTGTAACTGTAGCCAACGCTAGTATCGCTGAGTATGGATTATCTGAGTACAACGTAAGCACATCAGAATACAGTGCTACAATTATTATTGACAAAGCCAAGGCTAAAGCAACTGGATCTGGCAGAGTAGCCACTATTGGTTTGGACTGTACAATTAACGAAAGATCACTGTCCATACAAGAAGTAAACATTGAAGCACTTATAGGTAGATTAATCTAATGACGAACTATACGAAAACTACTGACTTTGCAGCAAAGGATTCTCTACCTTCAGGTAACGCTGCTAAGATTGTAAAAGGCTCTGAGATTGATACAGAGTTTAATAACATTGCAACTGCATCAGCAACTAAAGCAAACGCTAATGATGCTGTCTTAACTGGCACGACTACTGCTCAGACACTGGACATCTCAGGTAATGTTGATGTTGATGGTACTCTGGAAACTGATGCACTGTCCCTTAATGGAGTTACAGTAACCAGTACTGCTGCTGAACTAAACTACGTCGATGGCGTTACTTCCAATATCCAGACACAGTTAGACGCTAAAGCTCCCCTTGCTAGTCCTACGTTTACTGGAACTGTTACTGTTCCGGGTCTAACGACTACAGCAAATGTGTTGTTTGGCGACAACGACAAGGCTATCTTTGGCGCTGGCTCTGACCTACAGATTTATCATGATGGGTTGAATAGCTATATCGTTGATGCAGGGACTGGTGATTTATATTTTAGGTCAGCATCTAATCTTTATATTGGCAACGCGGCTGGTACACAAAGCTATATCACGGCGACTGATGGCGGCGCTGTTGACCTTCGTTACAACGGTTCAGCCAAACTAGCCACCACGAACACAGGCATAGACGTTACTGGCAGCGTTGTTAGCGATGGTTTGACTGTTGATGGAAATGCAGTAATAAACAACGGCACAAACGCTACGCTACAACTGCAAGCAACTGGCGGTAATGCTTATCAACTACGAACTGATGTAAATGATGTTTTCATTTATAACGCAACTGGCGCACGTCCTTTAGCAAAATTTGCTTTTGGCGGCGATGTCAGTTTTTACGAAGACACAGGCACAACGCCTAAGTTCTTCTGGGATGCTTCTACGGAACGGTTAGGTCTTAGCACGACTAGCCCGTCTGTAGCGTTAGACGTACAAGCCTCCTCTGGAGCAAGTCGTATAAATGTTGGAACAGGAAGTGTGGCTGGCGACCACGGTGTAAACGTGGTGAGTGGTGGAGCCAATAACGACTATGGCGTTTTCTTCAACGGAAGCATGGCATTAGGTAGTAATACAACTACTGGAGCACAATTAAAAATTGGGTCAAATGGCTCTGAAACAACTTTTCAAACTCTGACTTTTCACACAAATGCTAGTGAGCGGTTCCGCATTGATTCATCAGGCAACGCTACCGTTAAAGCGGCAGGCGAGCTACGCATTCGTGACGATGGCACCTTCATCAAAGAAAACCAAGGCTTGCAAATTGGTAACACAAGTGGCACTGGCACGACGAGACCAATACGTTTCTTTACTGAAAGCGCAGAGCGTATGCGTATTGATTCGTCAGGCCAACTTCTCATAGGTTGTACTGGTCAAACTGGAGATGCGCCAAACTCAGATGGGTTTCTTTTCCAGCAAATTGGTAATTTAAAAATAAGGGTTAACTCTGATGGACAGGTATGTCAGCAGTACTATAGCCCCACAGGAGGCACAAGTGGCCCTGTAGGAAGTATTACTGTTAACGCTTCCTCTACAGCATTTAACACATCATCAGACCAACGTCTCAAGGAAAACATTGCAGACGCTGATGACGCTGGAAGCAGAGTAGATGCCATTCAAGTACGTCAGTTTGACTGGATTACTAATGGCTCTCACCAAGACTACGGCATGATAGCTCAAGAACTACAGACTGTTGCGCCAGAGGCTGTATCTGGAGACGCTGACTCAGAAGAAATGATGGCTGTGGACTACTCAAAGTTAGTACCAATGCTTGTTAAAGAAATACAATCACTACGTGCAAGGGTTGCACAACTGGAGAATAACTAATGGCTACATGGACAATAGCACAACTTGAACGCAACACTGCTGACGGTGGTGTTATCATCGCACACTGGCGCGTCACTGAATCTGAAACTGTGGGAGAGGATACATACACGGCTACGAGCTACGGCACCTGTGGGTTCACCCCAGATCCTTCTGCTTCCGACTATATTGCTTACGCAGACCTAACGGAAGCTGATGTTATTGGCTGGTGTCAGGATGAGTTAGACCAAGAAGGTATTGAAGCATCACTGACAGCTAACATTGAAGAACAAAAGAATCCTACAACTGCTGATGGAGTACCTTGGTAATGCCATACGTAATTGACTTTTTCAACATTGTTACTGCTTTAGTTGCCCTAGCGTCAGCTATCTCAGCAGTAACTGAAACACCTAAAGATGATGAGCTAGTAGCTAAGGCATACAAGATACTAGACATGATTGCACTAAACGTAGGTAAGGCTAAAGACTGATGAAGCAAGATCAGACGCAAACACTTGACTTGGCTCTGGAAGCACTAGAGAAGATAGCTCAACATGAGAAAGAATGTGGTGAGCGTTGGGGTGAAGCTACTGCTGAACTTCGACAGCTTAAAGAACTAGCTTCTGCCCATGCGTTAAAGTGGGAGCGTTTGGCTTGGCTTGTTGTTACTGTTGTGGTAACAGGTGCAGCCTCCGTGATAACAACAGTATTGACATAGAGAGAATATAAATGAGTAATGGTACAAACAGACCGTTTACAATGCCTCAAATAGAGTTTGACGTAGGGGCCGGGAGTATTCCTTACGCTAATCCTTTACAAGACGCTATTATGGCAGGTGTCCCGGCAGGTACAGGCTCAGGTGTTCCACAGGGTGGAGGTTTCCTTGGTGGTCTTAGTGATGTAACAGGTGCTATAACTAACTTGTTAGGTGGCACAGGTGGTCAACTGTTAGGCGCTGGGCTGTCTTTAGACGCTTTGAACGAAGCTAGGGAAAGAGCTAGAGAAGCTGTGCCAATGTTTCAAGACATTGCAGCAAGAGGTGCAGAAGCAGCAGCCTTTAGGCCTTTTACAGTATCCACAGGCTTTGGTGGTGTAACTACTACCCCTGAAGGAGGCTTTGCTACTGCTTTATCTCCACAGCAAGCTGCACAACAACAGCAGCTACAAGCCATCACAGGGGGCTTATTAGGCGGTATGGGGGCAGTAGCACCAGATGTATCAGGTATACAGCAACAAGCGTTAGGAGGCGTTACAGGCGCTCTCACAGGGCTTATGGCTCCTATGGGTGCTAGAGAGGCTGATGTCTATGAGCGCATTAGAGCTACACAAAGACCTGAAGAACAGCGTCAACAGCTTGCACTGGAAGAACGCCTAGCTGCACAAGGGCGTACAGGTTTACGTACAGCACAGTTTGGTGGTTCTCCTGAGCAACTAGCGTTATCACAAGCCCAAGAGGAAGCTAAGGCCAGAGCATCTCTAGCTGCACTACAGCAAGCACAAGCAGAGCAACAGCAGCAGCTAGGTATGGCTGAAAGTTTATTTGGCTTAGGTGGTAGAGCAGCAGGATTACCTTCTGCACTACAGGCAGCACAGTTACAGAACATTATTTCTTCACAAGCTGCACAGTTCCAGCCTGAGCAACAGTTACTTGCTTCACTTACTCCTGCTATTAGTATTGCTGACTTGTCGCGTACTGGTCAGCAACTAGGGGCGCAAATGCTAACACAAGCAGAAGCAGCAGGTTTGGAGAACTTACTAGGTGCTGAGAAACAACGAGCTTCTGATTTAGCTAGTATATATGGTAGTATATTAGGATCAGCAGCAGCACAACGTCAGCAACCTCAAGCATCCTTGGTTTCTGATGTTTCTGGGCTGTTTTCTGCACTTAGGGACTTATTTTAAGTAAGGTACAAATATGGCTATCTTTAATTATAAAAACATGAGCAACCCTTTTACTATATCGCCTACACAGGGGATTAGTGGTGGTATGTTAACTACACCGTCTCCTGCTGCACAACTAGCCAGTAGAAGTATTGGCGGTTTGCTTGGGCTGGACATGAGAACTCCGCAGGAGCGTTTAGGCGAACTTGTCAGTAAAGGTACAGGCACTTTTGAAGAAAAGATGCAGGTAGCTCAAGAGTTAGCTAAGACTGACCCTATACGTGGCTTACAGCTTATGGAGTCTTTTAAGGCTGAAGAAGCTAAAAAGCAACTTAAAGCTGCTGAAAATGAAAGACAGCAAAGATTTAGAACATCTTTGATTAGGCGTAATGAAGCTATTGGCGGTAGTGAGGAACGATCTGCTACTATTGCTGATGCTACTCCTGAGATGCTTCTGGACATACGTAAAGAAATGCTTTCAGATGAACGCGAAGCTGCTGTAAAGAACAGAGGAAAACAAGGAAGGTTTGCTGTGGGTAGAGCAGCAGGGCTTACTGAAGATCAGATTAAGCAATACAGCGGTTTAGATGATAAACAGTTTGCTGATGTTATCTCAGCACAAGAAGCTGATGATGTTATGTTGAAGGATGCTCAAGGAAACTTAGCTACTTATCGTGTTAATAAGTTTGGCATGGTTAATGTAGTAGATCCTAAAACAGGTGTTAATAGATGGTCTAGGGCAGAAGACTTAGGTTTACTACAGGCTCCTAAAGAAACTAGAGCATTAAACCAAGCTGGTGAACTAAGCTCTGCATTAACCAAAGCAGGAGTCACTTCTTTTGTAGACTTGACTGACCAAGCAAGGTCAGCTAACAGCACCTTAGTAACAAATGAAGAAGGTAGAAAGATACTTGATGAAGGTGTGTTTGTAGGCTCTTTACTTGCTGCGCCAGTTAATGAAGTTCTTTTGGTAGCTAAGGCGTTTGGCGCTGAAGGTGAAGCCGTTGAGAACGCTCAAAATGCTCAACGCTTTATGGCAACTAGGGTTGTAGAAATAGGTAACGCTATTAAGATGTTCGGTTCAGGTACAGGCTTGTCAGATAAAGACGCTGCTTTAGCTGCATCAGCAGCCGCTGGTAAGATGGACTTAACTGAAGAAAACATTAGAGAACTTATGAGAATATCTGATGAAGCTGCGCGTAAGAAGCTGGCTATACACAAGCAAGTGTACGACAGCTATGCTGAAACTGCTACTCCTTCATCCTTAGCAGCCTTTAAGGTAGAGCCTTTTGCTCCTACTGGGCCAATATCTCTTAATCCTACAGCAGCAGGGTTTATCCCACAATAAGGTTAGACAATGGCTTACACACAAGCACAGTTAGAGCAGGGTATTAAAAACGCTATTGCAGCGGGAGATAATCAATCTGCAAATGAGATTGCAGACCTTCTGGATGCTCAGTTTCCTAATAGACAGCCTTTAGCACCTGTAACTGACACAACTCCGCAGCCTGAGTCTACTCTGTTAGAAAGAGCCGGGGAAGTAATAGAGCGTAGGGGCGCAGGTATAGAAGAAACTTTAGCTAGGCCACTAGCCCTTGGCTTACCTCAAGAAGGTGCTTTAGGCGTTGGTGAGAAACTTGTCAGGACTCTAGGGGATGTAGCAGGGGGTGTCGGTGAGATAGCTGGCGATGCTATTATGACAGGTATCTCCTATTTAACTCCTGATTTAGCTAAAGAAGCAGTAGATGATGCTTTTAATTATGTGGCACAAACTGAAGCTGGTAAAGAAGGACTTAGATTAGCTACTTTATCAGCAGATAAGTACAAAGCATGGGCTGACGCTAACCCGGATGATGCTAAGTTACTTGAGTCTTACTTTAACATAGGAGCCTTGATAGCTCCCCCTACTAAAATTAAAGCTCCTGTTTTAGATGTCGCTGAGACTTTAGAAGACACAGGTGGCAATCTAATTAAAAATGGCAGAAGTAAGATTAGAGGTGAAGAAAGAGAACTTATAACAGCTATGTTAGAGCCTGATGCTAAACATCTTACAGGAGAAGACTTTGATGTTACTGAGATTACACAGAAGATAACTTATAACCCACAAAGCCCTTATACTCAAGAAACTATTGACATAGTTACTGACAGTGGCGTTGCTAATCCCAAGAAAACTTATACTTATAACTCTAAGAAACTAGGGGAAGCTGCTAAAAGAGAAAGAAACATTTTAGAAGCTAGATTAGCTAAAGAAGATGTTATCTTGAATAAAGCTAATGTCCTAAGAGAAATAGAGACTAAAGCTCAACAGTTTCTTGATGAAGCTCAAAGAACCATAGGGGATGAAACTAAACTCAAGCAGGTTAACTCAATCTTTGGAGAAGCAGTTAGACAGATCCAGAGCAGTGATGGTAGCCTGTTAGGGTTATTAGAGGCTAGACGAGGCGTAGATAAGTTTACAAGATCCTTTGATGGTAAAGTAGACTACACTACACAAAACTCTTTAGCCACAGCTTCCAGATCCGTCCGTAATGCTATGAATGAGATACTTGAAAGAGAAGCTAAGAATACTGAAGTAGCTAGGAGTTTAAGAAAACAAGCGGCTTTTTTAGACGCTGCTAGAATAGTGAATAAAAAAATTAGTAGGGATGGTAGGCATACTTTAATTAGGCTAGGTAAAACACTTGGTAATTATTTACCAAGAACTCCTTTAGCTCTAGCAGCTACCGCTAGTACAGGAGCAGGGTTTTTAGCTACTGGATGGCCCCTGCTTGCGTCAGGAGTGGCGGCTACTTTGATATATGGTGGGGGCAAGGCCGCCTTATCAGGGCAATCTAGGGAGCTTCTAGGTAAGATAATCGCTGACACAGGCACAGCCATTAAGAAGGCTGAGAAGATGGGACACTTAGATGCTGTAGAGCAAATGAAGGCAGATAGATTAGTTCTTGTGTCTTTGTTAAATGAAAGTCCAACAGAAGAACCAGAAGACTGAGACAAAGGGGGCATTGCGCCCCCAAGTCTTCCTGTCAAGCTACATTAGAAAACTTAACCTTCCCTACATCCCCACGTAGTCCAGCCTTCATGTAGGTAGTAGCTCTGCCTTCAAAGAAGTTCTGATGCTCTACACCTAACACATCGTCCAGCCAGTTCAGTGGGTTCTCTTTGACATTGTAGTTAGTCTTGAGTCCTAACTGTAGCAGTCTACGGTCAGCAATGTACCTGATGTACTGTTGCATCTCCTTCTTGGTTAAGCCCGGTATGTCACCTTGCTCAAACACCAAATCCAAGAACCTATCCTCTAGGTCAACCATCTCACGACATGCCTGATAGATCTCAGCCTTGAAGTCATCAGTCCACAAGTCTATGTTCTCCTGAATAAACTCCCTGAATAGCTTTGTCATTGCCTCTACGTGCATGGACTCATCACGTATGCTGTACGTAATGATCTGCCCCATGCCCTTCATCTTGCCAAACCGTGGGAAGTTAAGCAGGATGATGAAGCTAGAGAACAACTGCAAGCCTTCAGTAAAACCTGAGTAGATAGCCAGTGCCTTAGCAATGGACTTCTTGTCGCCCTTGGTGACCTTCACAGCGTTGATGTACTCATGCTTGTCTGCCATAGCTTCGTACTCTGCAAACGCTTTATACTCAACCTCTGGCATCCCTACGGTGTCCAGTAGCAGGCTGTAGGCATGTTGGTGTATGGACTCCATGTTAGCAAAGCTAGACATCATCATACGTGCTTCAGGTTTCTTAAAGATACGCATGTACCTGTCAACGTACCCGGCACCTACGTCTACATCAGACTGTGTAAACAGACGGAAGATCTGAGTCAGTAGGTTCTTCTCTTCATCAGTCATTGTCTGCCAATCTTTGACATCATTGTGCAGAGGTACGTCCTCTGGGAACCAGTGCATCTGATTCTGTTGTGAGTAGTAGTCGAACATCCAAGGATGGTCAAATGGTTTGTAGTAATCTCTAGTATCTAATAAGCTCATTCTACTTCATGTCCTGCCATAATTACTGCTTGCTTGAATACTTCCACCAAGTAGATGGTCTCCTTCAAGTCCATAGACTCTGTAGCCTTAGCTGTCAGAGCATCGTCTTCCGTCCAGCCAATAACAAGTACGTGATTAAAGTCACCCTTGCAGTCCTCTAGGACTTCATCAGCGGTTGCCTGTGTAGGCATAAGGTTAATTACATTACTCATAGTTAAAATACTTCTCTAGTGTTATTAGTTTCTCTTCAAACTCAGACAGTTTAGCGATAAGTTGATCCATAGACTCAACCAAGTTTCCATGCTCACCTACGCCCACAGAATTGTCTACATAGTTCTGAATCTCTGCTAGATGTTCCGCTATACCAGCCCTGTACTTTAGCTCTAGGGCTTTAATCTTCTGGTCTCTCACTGTATTCTTCCTCCAGTAGTTTCTTGTATCTGTTCAGGTATTGCTTGAAGCTCAAGGGTGACTCTTGCTCTCTCCCTATCCTCTCCATGTACTGTGTCCACTGTTGCAGACAATAGTTATTGAACTGCTCCTTGTCATCCTTCACAGCTTAAACATTCTCCGTCTTCAAGGTTGATCCTTGGTATCTTGACGTTAACATTCTCTGTATTTCTAGCCGCTGTAGTTCGCAGGTAATACATAGATTTGAGTTTGTTAGCTCCTGTCCAATGTACGCTATTAACATACTCCAAATACTCATCATGTAGCTCCTGTGGTGCCGTAGCCGGTGGTGGCTCAAAGAACAGGTTTACTGACTGTGCTTGGCAGATGTACTTTTGTCTTTGGTACGCATGTTCGATGACCCAAATTTGGTTAAGTTCAGGGGCTGTCTTAAATACCTCCTTCTCTTCTTCCGTGAGTTGCGGTAAGTCTTTAACAGAGCCTTCAGCAGCAGCAATATCTTTCCATGTTTTCTCTGTGTTGGCACCTTTGGTTTCAAGTAGTTCCTCCAAGTATTTGTTCTTGACTTTGTATGAGCCTGTCAAAGTCTTGTGCGTAAATACGTTAGCCCTTGTAGGCTCAATACTAGGGCTTGTTCCACCACATATAATACTAGAACTAGCATTAGGGGCAATAGCAAGCAGATGGGAATTACGACGGTTGCTACCAAGCATATCTGGAGCCACCCCACGATCATTACCCAGTACTTCACTAGCGGCAGTAGCTCTTTCCTTAATGTGCTTGAACGCTCTGTTGTTAAAGCTGGAGGCGTACATTCCTTCAAAAGGTATTCCATTACGTTGAAGGTAGCTATGAAAACCCATCGCTCCAAGTCCCAGCGCACGTTCTCTATATGCTGAATAAGCGGCCTTTGCAAAGCCTGTTTTATCTTCTTGAACATACTCATTAAACTCCTCGAAGGTATCTTCTTTATGCCAAGCATGTTCTCCATGTGTAGCGTTATCAATAAAGTGCTCAATGATATTGTCCAGCATAGTCACTAGATCACTGATGAACAGTTCATTGTCCTTCCATTCATCAAAGTACTCTAGGTTAACACTGGACAAACAGCACACTGCTGTGCGTGACTCACTGGTCGGTAAGGTAATCTCAGAGCATAAATTACTCTGGCGTACCTGTAGCCCTAGCTCTTTCTGTTCCTCCGGTAGAGCCTCGTTACAGCGATCTAGGTTAACAATGTACGGTTCACCTGTCTCTGCTCTAGTGTGGATTAGCTGCCACCACAAGTCCCTTGCTGATACAGTCTTGACTGCCTGCTTGGACTTAGGGTCTATCAGCCTCCAGTTATCATCAGACATGACGGCGGCCAAGAATTCATCTGTGACTGTAATTCCATTGTGAAGGTTAAGGCACTTACGATTAAGATCACCCCCAGTAGTCTTTCGCATAGCGATAAACTCTTCCACTTCCGGGTGACTGATGTCCATATACGCTGCATAAGATCCTCTCCTTGTTACGCCTTGGTTGAAGGCAAGCATTTGACTGTCAACTACGTGCATGAAAGGGATAGAACCAGTAGACTGACTGCCGTTAGAAGTAGAAACGCCATTGCTTCTAACATCACCCCAATATCCACCCAAGCCTCCACCGCCACTTGCCAACCAAATGTTCTCATCATAGTGATTAGATAGACCACGCCTTGAATCAGGAACATAGTTAAGAAAACAGCTAATAGGGAGGCCACGAGTTGTTCCCCCGTTACTAAGTATAGGAGTGCTAAAACCGAACCAGCTCTTGCTTGCGTAGTCGTAAAGTCGCTGTGCAAGATTGTAGTCAGTATGTCCTTGATACGTTGCACCATAGACCGCTGCTCTGGCGAATGCTTCTTGGGCATGTGTCTCATCCTCCCAGAAATATCTATCCTTCAGTGTCTCTAGTGAGAACACATTAAGGTTTTCTTCTCTGTCATAATCAATCTGGATACCTAAGTAATCCTGTACGCCTACCTTACTTGTCACTTGGGTGCTCCAGAATGTAATTCATCAATCGTTCTTCGTACCAACGTGCTTTACGTAGGTCTTCAATAGGCTTCTTCTTGTATCTAAAGCGCCACATGTACTTCAGGGCATTGCCACGCAGGTATCCAATGTACTCATCATGTGTAAGCATCCCACGAATAGCATCAATACATTCCAAGCCACCAGTATTGTAATGCTCCGGTCTGTTAACCGGGTCGTAGGTCTTTGACATTGCTTCTTCAGAAAACCTTGGGTGGTCGTTAGGTTCGTTGTCTTCCGCATCCATCCAAGCCCAATCTTTCTTTCTGTTTATCTTGTTCCACTCCGCTGGAGTAGCGTTATCAATACTCATCTTGCTCTAGCTCCACTTCATCTTCATCTACAGCTTCTTCAAAGAAGGTTAAACGGTTAATAAACTTATCTTCAAACCTGTCCAGCAGTTCTTCAGAACTAATGTCCAGAGCTTCCAGTAAGTCTTCTGCGTCGTATCTAGCTAGGATACGCTCTATTACTTCATCCATTGTTAGTGACATGATCTACATACTCATCAACTGTGTAAAACTCAAAGCCTTCCTTGTGGCACCACTGGCCCATTGTAATCTTAGAACCTTTCCTGACCTTCTTGTTGGGATCAGACAGCACAAAGATTAGTTTAGTAGGGGCTATACTATCACGTATTGATGTATACTTCTGGGTGTCTCCTGTCCTAAAGAATCCTTTAGTTTCAATGTAGTCACCTGTCTTCTTGTCCACAAAGTCTGGCTTGTACTTCCTGTGCATCACGTATGGTACATCATATGGCTCGTACAGGTACCTTCGTTTAGGTACAGTCTGTGCAAAGCGTTTCTCTAGTCCAGACCTGTAGACACTCTGCTTACGTGATCTCTTGGACTTTAGGCTCATTCACCACCTCCGTTAAGTACCGTGGCCCTGTAGAGTACAGGAATGTACGTAGGTTAGGATAGCAAGCATGTTTGAAGTGACAGTAAGAGCAGCCCATAGCCAGCTTCTTGTTACCGGACTTGCCGTCAGGCACTGTATCATGGCACAGGGGCGGCGGTTCCTTCTGCTCTACCATCTCCTTCACATGGATGATACGCTCCTCTATGTCCTTCTTCAGCACTTCATAGACAGGAGCCTGCTTGTCCTCTAGGTCATACTTCAGGTAGGTCAGGTGACCATTAGCTTTATCCATAGCCAGCCAGCCTACCTGTGTCTCACCTTCAGACTTAGCGTATCCTTTGATTTGATCTATGTACCCAAAGGGGTCATCAAATGCAAGTGTAGCATCCTTGAACTTCTTGAAGCCATAAGTGCTGGCAGACTTAACGTCAGTCACTACGCCATCAATTTTGCAGTCCATGCTACCTGAGATACCTTGTACTTCTGCCTGTGCCTGCTCATGCGTTACTGTATGGCCTGCTAGTCTAGCAAACAATAGCAGCATCTCCTCAATGAGATGTCCGTACATAAACTTCACAAGGGTATGTGGCTGCATCTTTTCCTTCGGCCCTACATTATTGTAGTGGTTCCAAAGGTAGCGGTCATCCTTACCAATGTTAGACATGCGTAGCTTACGTGCATCAAAGCTACCACGCTGGGTAAACTCCTTACGCATAAGATCCTTACATGCTTCACCAAAGTCATCAATGATCTGCTCTGCGTCCACTGAGCGATCAGGAGACTTGAACTTCACAAGATTGTATATGTCATCTATCAGGGTGTTAGTCGTTTTCATAAATGCTCTCTCATAGGTAACTCTAATATAGCTGTAGCGACAGGGTGTTGAATGTAAAACCATTCGCCTCTACGTTCATGTTTCTTCTCTAGTAGATCATGTGCAAACTTCTCGGCCTTGCGTCTGTCACTGGTGTCATACGTTGCTATCAACTCATAGTCTCTGTAGGGAGAGCTAGTCTGATACTGCTTGAGCCTATCCTCTGCGTCCACAGCCATCCCTACTTTGCACCAGCCCGGAAATGCTGGGTTGATTATTATGTAGACTTGACCTTTACGGACTTCATCAAAAAGTTTCTGTACCGTATACTTTATTTCTTCTAGTCTGTTGGGTACTAAATTCATAGCCTCGAATGCTGCTTCCATACCTTTGGTCTTGTACACAAGATGGAAGGGATGATTTATATTACCTAGTCTGTATCTTTTTCCATTTATAGTCACCCTTGATTTGTTTTCAATATATCTTTTGTAAGGTATATTAGTGTGTTTCTGCCCAACTACTTCCGACTTGGTAGTCTCCTGTGAGTTTGCAGTTGAGTCCCAATTCAATTCCTGCTGCTTCCAAGCAGGAGACTGCAAGTCTTCCGTACTTGTCTGCGTGGTCTGTCCTAACTTCCGCTTGTACTTCATCATGGATATTCCCCACAAAGTAATAGTCTAAGTTCCATAGTGTAGCATATTCTTCCAGCAAACACATTGCTTTCTTCATTACAATTGCACCGGCACTTTGCAGTAAAGTATTGAGTGCAGAGTGTGCTGACCTAATATGTAACAGTCTGCCGTCTAAGCCTTCAATAGTTCCTTGTTCTGACTCTCTGACAATTCTTTCTTTAAGATCTGCATATGCTGTGAGATTAGACATAAATCGTTCTCTAAGTGTTTTACCAGCAGCTCTGCCTGCTGAAGCCACGCTTCCAAGTTTTTCATCTCCTGCCCCGTAGAGAAGTGCGTAGATGAAAGTCTTTGCCTGATCTCTTGATTCAAGTCCTGCAAGGTGTTGGTTAGCAGTGTGGATGTCTCCGTTAATGACTTCATTTGTATACTCCTTATCGTTCATGTAGTGAGCCAACATGCGTAGCTCTAGGCCACTAGCGTCAAACCCTACAAGTTTGTATCCATCCCTTGCAATCCAGCACTGTCGGCACTCCTTGCCATACGGTGAGTAGCTTGCAGGCACTTGGGCCAAGTTAGGCTTAGAGTGTGTCATCCTTCCTGTAACAGCGCCATTGGTGTTAACATATCCATGCACTCTGTCGGTGTCTGGGTTAGCTTCATCTACCCATGACTGCACTTGAGCAACACGCTTTTGTAACATCAGGTACTCAGCGATCAACGCTGCCTGTGGTATGTCTTTGACAGTAGACAACACTGCTTCATCTACTATTGGCTGACCTGTTGGTGTTAGCTTGCAAGGCTTCCATCCAAAGTCCTTCAGGTACTCGCCTATCTGCTGTCTTGAGCCAAGGTTGAATGGCTTGAGAACCTGTCGCATAAAGGGAGACCTGTCACCGGACTCTTGAACCTTCTGGTATTCATCGTCAGTAAGTCCAACTTTAGACAGGCTGCCGTCCTTCTTGGTCTTTGGCACTACCTGTTTAACGTCCACCCATTTAGGTTTGAATACCTTGTGTACTTCTTCCTCTACAACCAGCTTGCGCTCCTTCAGGGTAGCCAGCAAGTCCATAGCATGTCTCATGTCCAAAAGCCAGCCATTGCGTATCTGCTTCTGCACAATCCACTGCGTCTCATGCTCAAGGTCAATGGACTGTTGGCTGAACTTACGCAACTCTAACTTCAGCTTGTTGTATGCCTTGGCTGTCACCCGGACATCCTGCACACAATAGTCCACCATGTCCCTAGACAAGCATGACCAGTCATCGTGGTCGCCTTTGCCACCCCACACTGCTAGTCTGTGACCGCCTTCCCGCTGTGGGTTAGCTAGTCTGGACATGACCAAGGTGTCCTGCACCCTACTCTTGTCCACTGAGATAGCCCATAGCTTCTCTAACACTGGAATGTCAAAGCCTATCAGGTTGTGCCCTACTACAGGGAAGTCACCTTCCAGCGCCTTTGCGAGGCTTTCACGGTCATAGTGCTCCTTCACCACATTGTCCTGCATAGTTACTGCTACCCAGATGGTATCAGGATCAAGGCCATTAGTTTCTATGTCTAAAAACATAGGGCTATAGCTCATTAACTGCGTCCTCCTTTGGCTTGCTTGTCTCTGACATTCTACCAGTAAAGTTATCATACTTCAGGTAGCAACATGCCCCAGTGAGTCCAGAGTAACGGTTCTTGAGTACACGCACCGTGGTGGTGTTACGTCGTTCAGGGTTATCGTCCTGCTGGTCACGCTCCAAGCCTATCACCATATCAGACAACTGAGCGATAGCCTGTGAACCACGCAGTTCACTTAGACTAATCTGCCCACCGTCCTCGTGTGCCTTGCCTTGGGTACGCTTCAGGTGAGACACAAGGAACAAACCTACGCCTAGCTCCTGCACCAGTGACCGTAGCTTGGTCATAATAGCGTCGATGGCCTTACGCTCATCTGCGTTGTCCTGAGCCGACACTACGATGGATAGGTGGTCTAGGATGATCCACTTGCAGTCCAATGCCTTAGCCATGTACCTGACCCTAGCCAGCAGGTTGTCCTCGCTGGTGCTACCCCAGTGGTCGAACAGGTAGAACCTTCCGGTGCCTAGGGTTTCCTCCCATATAGGGAATGCCATGTCGGTGTCTAGGTCTTCCTCAAGGTGCAGTGGGCAGTCGGCGTGTACCGACATGATCCCTAGTGCTGTCCTTGCTACGTCTTCCTCCAACGCTAGGATGCCTATGTTGTCCTCGGTGGCGTTCAGCAGGTAATACTCTAGCTCCCTGACCATCTGTGATTTGCCCATGCCCGAGCCTGACGTTATCGTCACTAGCTCGTATGGTCTAAATCCCTTGGTGTAGGTGTTGAGTCCCTGCCAAGGATAGGGTACTGACTTCACCTTGATCTTGTTGGTTAAGGCTTCCCATGTATCGCTACCTTGGATAATGCCGTCTGGCTGGTACACCTTGGCATTCCACCATGCAGCAGTGAAGTCTCTAACCCGGTTAGCCACTAACATCTCGTTAGCGTCCTTCAAGGGTAGCTTGGCTATCTTTAGCTTGCTTGGTGAGAACAAGTCCTTGATGTCATCTATGGCCTGCTGGCCTGCCTTGTCACCGTCAAAGCATACAACCACATTGTCGTAACCTTCAAGGAAATCTAGGTTCTCCTTGATCTCCTTAGCCGCTGAAGATGCGCCATTGCGTAGTGAGACTACATCCCACTTGCGCTCGAACATCTCAGAGACACTTAACGCATCTACTTCACCTTCTGTGATGGTGATGTACTTGCCTTTGCCTTTGCACGTTTGCTGTCCGAACAGACCTACATTTGTAGTCATGTCACCTGTCGCATGGAAGTCCTTGGTCTTCACATGGCGTACCTTGGTGGCTTTCAGTTCGTCAGTGTTGGTGCTGTAGTACGGGTAGATGTGTTTAGCTATCTCACCGGCTGCGTTGTACTCCACCATGACATTGAACTTCCTGCATGTGTCTTGGCTGATACGTCTGTCGGGGATAGCTGCAATAACACCTGATGCTGTCATATCGTCTAATGGCCTCCTTGGTTTGGGCTGTAGCTCTACTACATTGCCATTTGCATTTTCGTGGTGATTGCACCCTGCTGCGTAACAATGAGCCGACCCGTTGCTATAACGGGCCAGCGCATCACTTGAGCCACACTTAGGGCATGGCTCATGTTTTACAAAGGTGCTCTTTTCTCCACTAAAGGTCGGCATCTATGCCGCTGCTGTCTTCAGCAACCTCTAGCACCCGCACTGCGTTTAGGTACGTTGGTGTGCCGTTTACAGGATCTGGGGCTGCTGTCTTGTAACTAAGACGCACCACAGAGCCTCGTGGGATGTTACCAATAAAAGGTTGATCGTTAGCGTCAATGACTTTAACATTGAACTTGGTACGGAACTTCCTTTGCTTGTTATTTTGGTAGTCCTTAAGTTTAACACCTTGTTTAGCTAACAAATCAGCATTTTCATCGTCCAAGGTGATAGTCACGGAGAACTTTCCTGTGTCCGTTCCGTTATAAATTTCCGTGCTGTCCAAGAAAGAAAACGCTACTTTACCACTGACTATTGCCATATCTTCTACCTCTTAGGTTTACTTTAGTTTACTAAAGAGAACTAAAGAATAATCATTATGATTAACATAATGTATTCCTTGCTCTCTTGAGTCTATTGTACATGAATAATTCTTCAACCGTCATGAAAATAATTCATGTTGGGATGTTAACCGTTTCACCTCCTCAAGTCTTTTGACTAAATCTTGCACTTCGTTATCGTCTACCTTTTGATTTGGAAACCTTGCCTTCAGTGACTCCACGTTACAAGGATTGCACAAATCTAGCTTGTCTTTGTCCTCAAGTAGCACATCACAGGCTTTGCAGCGCATTAGTGTACCTCCTGTGACTCATTACCTACCAATTGCGCGTACAAGCCCTCTAAATCGTCCGTAGAGCGCCTTTCTAGGTCATCATGTAGGTAGGCACTACACATGGCTAACATCTCTGATACGGCCATTACGTTGAGCCTGTACTCGCTCAAGGTTTGCACTATCATGTCACGCCGGTTTTGTTCTGGATCAGGTTCTCGGTCATCCGTCACATCTTCGTCCCAATATGTTGTGCTCACGCTGTTTGCTCCTGTTGATTCTTGAGTCCTTCAAAGATACTTGAAATAACGTCTACTGTCCATCCATTACCTAGCATCTTGTAACGCTGGGTATTGCTTACATGGTTTGTGTAATTTTCTGGAACTGTCTGCAATCTTTCGCATTCCGTTACCGTAAGTTTCCTATACGTTAAATCCTTTAGGTTTGCTGCTAGTGTGGTTTTCTGTGTGGTTGTTAGGGCGTTAGTTTTACCGTCAAATCTCAATTCTAATTGCTGGCTTGTGGACTTGCCGTCATCATTATAACGACCCCGCTTTGCAGCACCAGTAAAGACTAACTGTCTACTGCTTCTCTGAAAGTACCGTTTAAGATTGCCTCCCCTAAAATAGTTTGCGTCTATACAGTAGGATTTCTCTCTGTCTGTGAAGCCTGACTCTAATATATCAGCCAGCATAACGCCTTTATCTTTCGGCACTTCAAAAGGAATGTTAGTCCAATACAGTCTTTGTCTATTCTGAGCCGACACCAGACTGCTGTTAATCAATACTGGCTGACAACCCATGTATTCACTGATGATGTCCTGAGACTCTTTCTTCATTCTTACATTCTCAAGCAAAAAGTACCTAGGTTTTAATTGCTCTTTCAGTCTAACAAACTCAAAGAACAGTTTGGATCTAGGATCATCAAAATTTAACTGCTTACCTGCAAAGCTAAACCCTTGGCAAGGTGAACCGCCAATGAGCAAGTCTATCTGCCCAGTCTGGGCCCCTGTCACCTTTTGAATGTCCCCTAGTTGCCTAGTGCTAGGGAAGTTTGCTTGCGTTACTTTTATAGCGTACTGGTCTACTTCACTTGCAAAGTAATTGTTAACTTTGATGCCTGCCCTATGTAACGCTAACTGTCCGCAGGACATACCATCAAAACAGCTCAAAACATTCATTTGACTACCTCAGTTAATCCATGCCAGTCGTTGATCGTTAGCTTTGCCATGCGCTTATTGTGCGCTATGTACCAGCTACGTTTCCCAAAGTGATAGCCAGTAAATGCTCGGCCTCTTGTTAGACCATAGCGCCTCTTATGTTTTCTCAGTCTGTAGATCATGTCCCTTGCCTCCTAGTTCTTGTTGATCTTGAATACATACACGTCTTTCTTGCTGGGGTGCATGTACAGGCTGTAACGCCCTTTGCAGTATACATGAGCGGCGGTCTGTACGTTAGCTTTTTTGGCCTTCTCCACTAAAAACCACTCACCTTGGCGCATTCCTTGCATTAAAGGTTTCCACGTTCCTTGATTGCGTCGGTACAATTGCTTAGGTGCTGGTGTGTTTGCTACTTTGTAAAATTTCATTGGTTAGGTTCCTTTTGGTTTAGGTTAGTTTAGTTCTTCTTCCCACTGATTGCATTTAGCGCAATAGTGGCCTTCGGGGTATTGTTCCACGGTTCCACGCCCCGACAGGCTTTCATATTCTGCCGGTACATATTCCCATTCGTGATTGCATTCTTTTACTGGCTCAGGTCTCCGCATTGAGTCCGCAAGTGCTTTAATCTCTGCCGCTAGCTCTAAAATGCTCTTGTCGCTGTGTTTTCTTATCATGTTGTTAGATCCTCCCGTCGTTGTACATTTCAAACACAAGATCAGTTAAAACGTCGTATTCATCGTCGCTTAAGTTATCCGCTGACATTGTAACGCCATTGCTCTTGTAGTTGTACACAATGACGTTAAACGGTGTAGGGTTAGCTACTTCGTCAACGTGAAAGTCTATATCGGTTATTTTCATGATGATATCCCAAGTAATAGCGCCCACGTTAGGTAAACGCCAAGAATAATTGTAATGGCTGCTGTTGTCCTGTTGAGCACTGAGAACACTAGCGCCTCGTTCTGTTGTTGTTCGCGTTCTTCACGCCGTGAGATTGTGTAGTCTGTTTTCATCGTTTTAAGTCTCCTTTGTTAAATCCATATTCTGCAAGCCTACTCCATAGTAGTGCTTCAGTCAATTCTTTTTCCGCCTTGTTAGCTCTGTTGTTCACTGCTATGGTGTCAGCGTGTGCAATCTGTAGGCGAACTGGTGGCTCCGTGTCAATCCTGACGTTGTAAAAGCGTTGTGCAGTGTCGCAGACCTCTATACAAGCTAGGTCGCCATGCTTGTTGGTAATTGTTCGCATGCTGTTATGCCTCCGTTGCATGTTCTAGGATCTCAGAAACCCGGACACAGTGAAGCCATGATGTCACTATGTCACCCAGTAGGCTGGCTGGTATGTTGTCCAGCAGGCTTTCCAATTCTCTTGTGATGGCTTCCTCTGTCAGGTTGTCATAGTCCCTAAGCATGTCCAAAGTGCCGTCATTGTCCAGCCACAGAGCAGCCTGCCACGTCTCAAAGTTGCACCATCCGTTGTAGGTTGTGTCGTTCATTGTTTAGTCCTCTGTTGCTAAGAATTGGATGATGAGTGCGGTGGCCCAGTCAATCCTTTGTTGCTTTGTTGTTTCCGTCTCCGGTATGAAATCCCTGCCAGCGCATATGTCGAACCACTGCTCGCCGAAGCGCTCTAGCCTTCTCTCTATTACCCACATGTCTCTATCCTTCTTCTGTTGTTGTGTTTGGCGTAATGCTGCCACTGATAACCCCTGATTGCAAGGGTTATCTATGGGGCACTAGGCGCTAATACCAGCCTTCTTCCCCTTTGTAGTTAAAATTAGTTTTTGATCCGTCGCTGAATGTCACTAGCGTTTGAACGTCATAGTATCCGTCGCCGTCAGGATACCTGCTGAAATATGTAACTTCAGCATCCGCATCAAACTGGTGAACGATAAACTTGTGATCTTCACTCTTAAAGCGTATTCGCTCTTTGCTTACCCATTGCCAAAACTTCTTTTCTAGTGTCATTGTCTGTCCTTGTTGTTACTGTTGTTGAGCATATTGCCTGAGCATTAACACAATGTATACCCTAGGCTTAGAACTTATTGTTATAGGCATTGATGGTCTTATGACTACTGGAGAGAGCCTTAGAGCCTACTATATAGACTCTCACTCTCAAGCATTCTCAGGCCCACACAAGCTAACTGTTGTACTCATTAACGGAAACAACCTAGCACCTAAGTCTAACTGTTGTAATCTGTTGCGCACCTAAGTCTAACCGTTAGGCTCTTTGGTGCGCCATAGTCTAACTGTTGTAATCTGGGGCAAACCTAAGACTAACTGTTGTGCTAAGGGTGGGCTAACGACAAAGGTACGGGGGTGGGCCTGTGCGCTGACTAATTATTGTAGTAGGCACTCCAGTACTCAAAAGTGAAAATTAGAAAACAATAGTAAATTATTAAAAAAGTAAGCATTTGCTAGCCTGTGTAACCCCTTGTTAACAAAAGAGAAATATAAACTTTGACTCAGTCAAGAAAATAACAGTAAAAAGTACTTGACAAATGCTAAAAAATATGCTATAATAAATAGGTATCTTAAAGAATGTTAAGGTAAATACATTATGGATAATCAAGATGATCCTCCAAAGCGTAAGCGGGGTAGACCTAGGAAAGACGAGGTAGTTAAGAAGACTACTGGCTCTAGGGGTAAGGTAGGTAGACCTAAAGGTGATGCTTCGATTATTAATGAGTACAAGGCTAGGATGTTAGCTTCCCCTAAGTCTCGTAAAGTATTAGACAGTATCTTTGATGCAGCACTAAATGATGACCATAAGAATCAAGCTGCTGCTTGGAAGTTAGTTATGGACAGGATGTTACCCCTTAGCTACTTTGAAAAAGATAGTGCCGGTGGGCGCTCTGCGGTATCCATAACTATCTCAGGTATAGGTAGTGGGTCTGTAGAGACAGATGTTACACCTAAAGAACCTATTGAAGGAGAGTTTAAAGATGTTTAAGTACTTCAGTAGGGATGAGTTTACTTGTCAAGCCACAGGCGAGAATGAGATAGAAGATGAACTGATTTTTGCCCTAGACGAGCTTAGAGAGCACTGTGGCTTCCCTTTTGTTATCACAAGTGGCTATAGATCACCTGACCATCCTATTGAACTAGGTAAGAAACGACCGGGTACACATGCACAAGGTATTGCAGCGGACATAGCTGTGTCCTCTGGTTTACAAAGGTACACTATAGTAAAGAATGCTGTTAAGTTAGGCTTTACTGGGATTGGTGTTGCCGGAGGCTTTGTGCATGTGGACATTAGAGTTACTGATACACCTGTAATGTGGACATATACCTAGCCACTGCGTGGCGCGAATAGCGGAGCTATTAGTTAGTGCTTACTAACAGAGAATACAAGAAAACCTTAGCACAGCAAGAGGATCTAAACTGGGACGGTGATCCTGATTTAGATGCTGAGTATGAGTGTGCAGAGGAAGAAGATTTAGACGAGTACATAGTCAGATGGTTCTATGACTAAGAGAGTAGCGAAGTAAATGAGTGACTTTAAGACTAAATTCTATAGTGCCATCAATGAGGCTGTAGTATCCCCAGAAGAAGCTCAACAAGAGTTTGGAGAAGAAGATTTTAGATGGGCTGAAACAAAAATAGGAGATGACTCACCTACTGGTAAGCCCCAAATTTACATAAATGATGCTAAATTCAAAAGGTTTAATGCTGGCCCTAACTATAGAAAAGAGATGCTTATAGGAGAAGGTTTACATCTTATAAAAGAAATAGACCCTGAAAGAGCAGAACGCTTATATCAAAGTGCTGTTACTGACCCTGTTACACGAGGATGGTTAAAAGAGTCTTACAAAAGAGAAGCGGAACGCGGTGAAAAAAGACCTTTTGACAAATGGGTCAAACACTCACGTTTAGACCAAATAATAGGCGGGTACTTACTAGGAGGTAATAAATCTTCTGTCCCTACTATGCGAGATTGGCCTACAGAAAGACTGCCTTATGGTAAACAATTTAAGACTGAGCTTGAAAAATTAAAAAAAGATTTAGACTTATAAGTGACTGAACTAAACATACAACTGCTAGATTGGCAAAAGCAAGTCTGGGCGGATGACACTAGATTTAAGATTGTAGCTGCTGGTAGACGTACAGGTAAGTCCAGACTAGCAGCATGGATGTTGATTGTTAATGCCCTACAGGCAGACAAAGGGCATGTGTTCTATGTAGCTCCAACACAGGGACAAGCCAGAGACATTATGTGGCAAACACTATTGGAGCTGGCGCACCCTGTTGTAACCTCTAGTCACATTAACAACCTACAGATTAAGCTGGTCAATGGTGCAACCATCAGCCTCAAGGGTGCTGACAGGCCAGAGACTATGCGTGGTGTGTCACTAAAGTTCCTAGTGATGGACGAGTACGCAGACATGAAGCCTGAAGTCTTTGAGCAGATCCTTAGACCTGCCTTGGCTGACCAGAAGGGTGCTGCACTGTTCATTGGTACACCTATGGGGCGTAATCACTTCTACGACCTGTACAAGTACGCAGAGCTAGAGGACGATGAGTCATACTCTGCATGGCACTTTACAAGTTATGACAATGAGTTGTTAGACCCAGATGAGATTGACCTAGCTAAGAAGTCTATGTCATCCTACGCATTCCGTCAAGAGTTTATGGCATCCTTTGAAGCTAGAGGCTCAGAGATGTTTAAGGAAGACTGGGTTGTATTTGGTGAGTCACCGGAGATAGGTGACTACTACATAAGCATTGACTTAGCTGGCTTTGAGGACGTAAGCAAGAAAAGAACTAAAAACTCTAAGCTGGATGAATCAGCCATTGCTGTTGTAAAAGTAAATGAGAATGGCTGGCACCTAGAGAACATCATACATGGTCGCTGGGACTTAGCGGAGACAGCTAGGAAGATATTTGAGGCTGTTAGGGACTACAGGCCCATTAGTGTAGGCATAGAGCGTGGTATATCCAAGCAAGCTGTTATGTCTCCCCTAATGGACTTGATGAAGCAGCGTGGTAGATTCTTTGTTGTAGAAGAACTAACCCACGGTAACCGTAAGAAGACAGACAGAATCATGTGGGCCTTACAGGGTAGATTTGAGAATGGTCAGATTACTCTAGGCAAAGGTGAATGGAACAGTAGATTCTTAGACCAGTTGTTTCAGTTCCCTGACCCACTGACCCACGATGACCTTGTGGATGCCTTTGCGTACACAGACCAACTGGCTAAAGTAGCCTACAGTTATGACTTTGAGATTGATGATCTTGAAGTCTTGGATGCAGTAACAGGATATTAACATGCCCAAGAAAGGACTATATGCCAACATTCATGCCAAGCGTAGGCGTATTAAAGCCGGTAGCGGTGAAACGATGCGTAAACCCGGCAGTAAAGGCGCTCCTACCGCTAAATCGTTCAAGCAAGCAGCCAAAACAGCCCGAAATAGAAAATTACGAAGGGGTCGGTAATGGATTACGGTGATAATGACGTTCTGTCGAGCGATGAACACCTAGAAAACTGGGTAATGGCTAAGTGTGACTCGTGGAGAGACCACTATGAGTCCAATTATGCAGAAAGATTTGAAGAATTCTACCGTTTGTGGCGTGGAATCTGGGCCGCAGAGGACATGGAGCGCAAAAGTGAGCGTTCACGTATCATTTCACCTGCATTACAGCAGGCTGTAGAGTCTAGTGTAGCTGAGATTGAGGAAGCAACCTTTGGTCGTGGTAAGTATTTTGACATTACCGACGATCTTGGGGACGCAGAGGCACAGGATGTCGTTTATTTGCGACAAAAGCTGCATGAGGACTTTGAGAAGACACAGATACGTAAGCAAGTAGGTGAGTGTCTAATCAACAGTGCTGTGTTTGGTACTGGTGTAGCTGAAGTAGTGCTAGAGGAAGTCAAAGAGATGGCTCCTGCTACACAGCCCATCATGGACGGACAGTTACAGGCAGTAGGTGTTAACGTCACAGACCGTACAGTAGTTAAACTACGCCCTGTACTCCCACAGAACTTCCTGATTGACCCAGTAGCTACGTCCATTGAGGACGCTATAGGTGTTGCTGTGGATGAGTTTGTGCCACGACACAAGGTACAACAGCTACAAGAAGAAGGTGTCTACAGGAGCGTGTACGTAGGTCAGGCGGCTAGTGACTACGACCTAGAGCCAGATCAAGACCTAACGAGCTACGACGAAGACAAAGTACGCCTAACAAAGTACTATGGACTTGTGCCTCGCTACCTGCTGGAGGTAGGTGAAAAAGAAGCAATGCTTGATGAAGACGAAGACATTGCTGATATTGACATAGAAGAACCAGAGGCAGATGAGAATGAAAGCTACTACGTTGAAGCTATTGTTGTTATTGCTAATGGTGGTATACTGTTAAAAGCAGAAGCTAACCCATACATGATGCAGGATCGTCCTGTAGTGGCATTTCCTTGGGATATAGTACCCGGTAGGTTCTGGGGACGTGGTGTTTGTGAGAAAGGCTACAACAGCCAGAAGGCGCTTGATACAGAGCTACGTGCCCGTATTGATGCCCTAGCACTAACTGTACACCCAATGATGGCTATGGACGCTACAAGGCTCCCTAGAGGCTCTCGTCCAGAAGTACGCCCCGGCAAGATTCTATTGACCAACGGTGACCCTAAAGGAGTCATCAATCCCTTTAACTTTGGTCAGGTTAGTCAGATTACATTTGCACAGGCAGCAGAACTACAAAAGATGGTTCAGATGTCTACAGGTGCTATTGACTCCGCTGGTATCCCCGGCAGCATCAATGGTGACGCTACGGCTGCTGGTATCAGTATGTCCCTTGGTGCAATCATCAAGCGTCACAAGCGCACCCTGATTAACTTCCAGCAGTCTTTCTTGATTCCATTTGTTAAGATGGCTGCTTGTCGTTACATGCAGTTTGACCCAGAGAACTATCCTGTTAAGGACTACAAGTTTAACACTACGTCTACTCTAGGCATCATTGCCCGTGAGTACGAAGTAACGCAGCTTGTGCAGCTACTGCAAACCATGCCAGCAGAGTCTCCACTGTACAACACGTTGATTCAGTCAATCATTGACAACATGAACCTGTCTAACCGTGAAGAACTGATGGCTAAGTTGGCTCAGGCAGAGCAAGCATCACAGCCTACACCTGAACAACAGCAGATGCAACAAGCGGCTGCACAGGCACAGATGGCTTTCCAGCAGTCACAGACAGCAGCACTCAACGGTCAGGCACAGGAGTCTAACGCTAGAGCGCAGAAGATTGCTACGGAAACTCAGTTGCTGCCTGATGAGCTTGAGATTGATAAGATTAAAGCTGCCACTAACAATCTGAAGGCAGGCACTGCTGACGATAAAGAGTTTGAGCGTAGGCTGAAGATTGCAGACATAGCTTTGAAAGAGAAGGATATAGACTTAAAAGAGAAAACATTAAAAACCCAAGGTAAGCAACAAGAGCAAAATGCTCAAGCAGAGCAGCAGCTTCTTAACAGACTATCTTAATGATTAATCCTGATCTAAAGCTAGCAGCGGTCTATGACTCCTTAGAGTCTAAGATCAACGCTGTAACAAAGCAAATTGGCCCTAAAGGAGACACAGGTGCTCAAGGGCCACAGGGGCCGCAGGGGCCACAAGGTATTCCCGGTAAGGACGGTGTTCCCGGTAGGGACGGTAAGGACGGCAAGGACGGTACAGACGGTAAGGACGGTGAAGCTGGCCCTGAAGGTTTAGGCATATCCTCTGTAGAGCTAGACATAGATGGTCATTTAGTATGTACCATGACGGACGGCTCTACTATTGATGCAGGCTCATTAGACGAGCTAGGCGCAGCTAGTGGAACTAAAGGCAGTTCAGTTGTCTACTCTAGTGGTGGTGGACGAGGCGAACAAGGCGAGACAGGGCCACAAGGGCCACAGGGCGAGACTGGCGCTCAAGGGCCACAAGGAATCCAAGGAATCCAAGGAGCCACAGGCCCCGCAGGACAGGATGGAAATGACGGCGCACAAGGGCCACAAGGGCCACAAGGGCCACAAGGAATCCAAGGAGCCACAGGCCCCCAAGGGCCAGCCGGAAATAACGGTCAAGACGGTCAGGATGGAAACGACGGTGCCACGGGTGCTCAAGGCCCCCAAGGTATACAAGGGCCACAAGGCCCAGCAGGCCCAGCAGGTTCTGGATCTACTTCCAGCACATTAACAGTATTTGGCAGGACTTTAAACAGTATTATAAGTTCTGTATTTAACAGAGCAGGGACATCAGTATTAAACTCAGCTTCTTCTTCAACTTTAGTTGCGGTAAGTAGAACAGCAACTACTGCAATAACACAGATACTAAATCGTTCAGGTTCATCAGTTATTGATCCTTCAGAACTAACAACTGTGACAGCTAGGTCTGGAGATGTTACACTACAAAACGCTGACT